AATACTAAGCCCCGTGCCAGCTCATCCCGGGATCAAATGACGTCATTTGATCATAAGACAATGTAATATATTGGGCCTATCTCTATTGGGCCTTCCTAGGCCTCTTGATCCATTATTAAGGATGAGACATACCGCTGCGCGGAGTAGAGACAACGTGTTCAATAATTTATCTATATTCACTGTGAGACATGTCTGTCTTCTTATTGCCTGTTAATTGAGTAAAGTATCATAATATAATATATTATTCTTCATCGCCACTAACCACAATAACATAACAATCTACCAACAACATAAACAATTTATTTATTATCATAACAACTTACATCTGAATTACATATAACTGAAGATGAATATTACACATCTAATCCCCTATTCTGAAATAATGGCAACCAATCATCTTCTTTGGTAGGATTTGAGTATTGTCTAACATCTTGTAGTGATTCACTACAAGACGAACACTGATCTAACCTAACATCAAATATAATCCTATATCTGTTTACCATACGTTGAGGTCCGTAGCTGGGAAACTTAGGATAAGCTTTCACTCTTCTTCCATGGCGTCTACAAAACGACCCAAGCATATCTTCATGTGACATTAAGAAGTTTTGATATTTTACCCAGAAAGCATCCTGTTCTTCCTTCAATTGAACAACCTCTCTTAAAGAGAGTCTGGGTTGCCTTGAATCACCCATTAGAACAGGAGAGAGAAAATATGGAAGAAGTGAGCATCGTCTTCTTAGAACAAAGGGTATTTATAGACATATTCGCCAAGCTTCCTTTGTACGCAATGGCTCAGAGTTAATCTGAGCCATTCAATTAAAAGCAACGCATGTGACGGAAAGTACTTAGGTCCCACCACGCATTATAGCTTTGCTTCGTCTCGAAGCAAGGTCTAACATTAACGCGTTGTATTGTTAGAGTGTGGAGGGGTCCACCATCCACTATCTACAGTTAGAGCCACGTCATGACTCCGCTGATCCTGGCACGGGGGT